GTATATTCCTTCAAACCCCACAACATCAAGCCATTGCTCCATAATAATCCCCATAAGTTAAATATGGGGACACTATAACATGGCTACACGCAGAGGTGTAAATTCTTTAGTTCAGAGAACCGCAGCCAAAGTTGCGTCTTTGCCTTCTCCCGTAGGTGGTTGGAACGCACGAGATTCTATTGCAAACATGGATTTGTTGGACGCTGTTCAGCTTACTAACCTGTTTCCAAACGTTAATAACGTTATATTGCGCCCAGGCTTTACAAAGTACGCCACAGGGTTGCCTGGTCAAGTAGAAACATTGATTGGTTATTCGTCTGGTGAAACAAACGAATTGTTTGCTTGCGTAGGTACAGCAATTTACGATGTGACACTTGGCGGCGCAGTAGGCGCACCAGTTGAAACGGGTTTAGCAAACGCTCAATGGGAATATGTAAACGTTACAACCCCTGCGGGTGGCTATGTATACGCTGTTAATGGTGTAGACCATCCATTGCTTTACGACGGTACGTCATGGACAAACCCAACGATTACGGGTGTTGATGACACAACGTTTACTAACATCACAACGTTTAAAAACCAAGTTTGGTTTACGCAAAAAGAAACGTTGCTTGCATGGTATTTGCCAACTTTGTCAATTCAAGGCGTAGCAGACTACATTGACATGAGTGCGGTTGCACAACTTGGCGGTTATATAGTCGCTGTTGGCACATGGACAATTGACGCAGGTTACGGCGTAGACGATAACTTAGTGTTTATTACGTCTAACGGCGAAGTCATTGTGTACGCAGGCACAGACCCTTCAGACGCTACCAAATGGGCGTTAATCGGTGTTTGGCGCACAGGTAAGCCAGTTGGCAAGCGGTGCTTAATTAAGTACGGTGGCGATATTGTCGTTTTAACGTACAACGGCGTTTACCCTCTTGCTGCTAGTTTGCAATCATCACGTTTAGACCCAAGGGTTGCGCTGTCTGACAAAGTACAAGGCGCATTTGCTAGGGCTACGCAGTTATATGGCGATAACTTTGGTTGGCAAATGATATTTGATCCAAAGCACAACGCTTTGACTGTAAATGTGCCAATTGGCTTAGGGCAACAACAACAATATGTAATGAATAACATCACAAAAGCGTGGTGTAATTTTACAAATTGGAACGCTAATTGTTGGGAAATCTATAACAACGAACCATATTTCGGTGGCAATGGATTTGTTGGACACGCATGGGACGAAACTTATGCAGACGATGGTGCGAACATCAACACCATTGCACAACAAGCGTTTAATTACTTTGATAGCAGAGGCGTAAAGAAATACTTTACTAGAGCTAGACCTAGTATTTTTACCAATGGCTCGCCTTCTGTTTTCATTGGAATGAACGTAGATTTTGATGTGCAAGACTCTGCTGCATCAATAGAATTTACTCCATCAGGATTTGCTCTTTGGGGTGTTGGATTGTGGGATGTGGCGTTATGGGGTTCTAATAACGTCATAAATAACAATTGGCAAGGTATTACAGGGTTGGGGTATTGCGGATCGACACAGTTTCAATCCGCATCACAAGGGATAACTATACTTTGGGCATCAACGGACATTGTTTACCAGACAGGTTGGGCTGGCATATAGTACAAGGCGCAGAGATTGGCAATTGGGTTGCTGAAAAAATTGATGGCAGCTACTTTGCAGAACAGTCTAGCGCAATAGGTTTACAGAAGGACGCTAAAACAATTGCGGGTGTTATCTACGAAAACTGGAACAAAAGAACGGTTTTTTGTCATATAGCAGCGGAAGGAAGGTTAACAAAGTCGTATTTAAAGGCTATTTTTGACTATCCGTTTAATGTGTTAAATGTTGAAAAAATCATTGTCCCTGTGGTTACAGATAACCAAAAAAGCATAAAATTAGTACAAAACATGGGTTTTGCTGAAGAAGCACGAATCAAAGACGGTTCACCAAATGGTGACATTATATTTATGACATTGGCACGAAAAGATTGCCGATTCTTAGGGGTACGCTATGGGTAAGTCAGTTTCTCCACCACCAACACCCGATTACATTGGTGCTGCAAAAGAACAAGGTCGGCAGAATGTAATTTCTGCTGAAAGAAGTGTGCAACTTAGCAACCCTAATATGTACACTCCATACGGTACACAAACGGTTAGTTATAGTGACCCTACGTTTGATGAATCTGGGTACAACACAGCATTATCTGGCTACAACAGCAAAGTTGATCGAAACAGCTTTTATGACACGGTTTCTGATGATTCTGGCGCATCATCATCTGTATTTAATCAAGCTGCTTACAACAAAGCATTAAGAGATGTAGGTGCTGCGCCTGACAGAGCAGATTTTATGAAGGGCGGCGGCATTCCAACCATTACGCAAACGCTGACACCAGAAGCACAAAAAACACTTGAAGCTCAACAACGAGTACAGCTTGCTTTAGCAGGACTTGGTGAAACAGGTGTAAATACAGCGCAAAACGTACTTTCTACGCCATTTCAGCCAACATCAACGCAAATTAACAAAGAGTTTGCGGATTATGGTCGAGCAAGAGGCGATATTGACACAAGTAACCTAGCTGCAATGCCAATTAATGCAGGCACAAGAGCGCAAGACTTGATTTTGCAAAGATTGCAACCAACGATGGATCAAGGCGATACGTCTTTTAAGCAAGCATTGGCAAACCAAGGTCTAGCACCAGGCACACGGGCGTATGACGCTGCTTTTCGTAATCGTGAAATGGGTAAAAACGACTTGATTAACCAAGCTGCTTTGCAAGGCATAGGCTTGGATATGTCTGCTCGTCAGCAAGGCTACAACGAGCTAATGGGTCGTGCAGGTTTGTATAACTCCGCATTAGGTCAGGATTTTGGACAGGCTTTGTCAAGAGCGCAATTTGGCAACACAGCACAACAACAGCAGCTTGCACAAGATTTAACGCTCAGAGGTCAGCCGCTAAACGAAATTATTGGTTTGATGGGTGGATCACAGATTCAATTGCCACAATTTGCAGGATACCAAGGCACAAGTATTGCTCCTCCACCTACATTTGGTGCAACACAAGCGCAAGGTAATGCTGCAATGCAAAATTATGGTGTTCAGCAATCTGGTGCAAACGCAACAACGCAAGGTCTAACTTCTGCTGCAATGGCTGCGGCAATGTATTTCTAATGTTAGGACTAGCTTTTTCTGGCGGCAAAGATTCGCTTGCTTGCTGGTATTTGTATAAAGACCAAAATCCGATAGTTTTTTGGGCAAATACTGGCAAAGCGTATCCAGAAACGATTGAGCTTGTAAACAAGATAAAAGATGAAGCAGTAGAGTTTATAGAAGTAAAGACAGACCAAAAAGGGCAAATTGCAGCGTTTGGACTACCAAGCGACATTGTTCCAGTAGACAGCACGAAAGAAGGGATGCTTTTGACAGGTGAAAAACCCGTGATGGTGCAAAGCTACTTTAATTGCTGCTACGAAAACAAAGCAAAACCCTTATTGGAAGCTGCAAAACAACGTGGCATTACGCAAATGATTCGTGGTCAGCGACTAGATGATAGTCATAAAAGCATAGCTAAACACGGCTCTATTGTTGATGGAATTATGTTTATTCAACCAATTGAAAATTGGACAAAAGATCAGGTTTTTGCTTTTTTAAGAACGCAAGGCGAATTGCCAGATCATTTTGCAATAGAGCATTCAAGTTTAGATTGTTACGACTGTACTGCTTATTTAGAACACTCCGCAGACAGGGTTGCTTATACGAAAGAAAAGCACCCAAAACTCTACGAAGAATATAAAATAAACATGGACAGATTGAAAACCGCTGTGTTACCGATTGCCCAGCTAATTAAGGACTGTAATGAATAACCAATACGTCAATATGACACCCCAACAGCGCATGGCAATGGCTTTGCAGCAGCAGCAACCTGAGCAAATGCAAATGCAACAAGCGCAGATGCCTCAAGCGCAAAACCCAATGCAGGATGTTCCTGCAATGATGCAAATGTATATGCGTAACAAACAATTGCAAAGCGGGATGCCACAAGCACCCCAAGCACCTCAAGCTCCGCAAGGCTACAATCCCCCAACAGGTATGCTTCCAGGCGATTAATTAAACAGGTTAAATTATGGCTTACGATCCGTATGCACTAGATGCTCAAGCCCTTCAGAGGCGTGAGCGCATGGCAATGATGATGCAGCAACAAGCGTTGCAACCATTGGAAATTAATAGTTTTCAAGGTTATCAGGCTCCAATTTCTCCATTACAAAGCATTGCAAAAGTTTTGCAAATGTATGTAGGGTCAAGAGATTTAGAAAAAGCAGATGAATCACGCAAAGACCTTGATTACAACCGTCAGCGGGACATGATGAGTTTGGTTGGTCTTAATTTGCCAGACAAACGAGTAATGCCAACAGCGCAACCTGTTACGCAGCAACCTGTAGAACCTATTGCTGCGCCTATGCAGACAATGCCTATGCAGATGCCAGCACAAGCGCAAGTTGCACAATCGTTCCCTGTTGGTGATTCAGGTGCAACGCAAAACCTTCCTGCATTTGAACCTTCACAGTATGCAAGTGCTTTGTCAGGTCAAACAAGTGGAACAGCAATGCCGCAAACAATTCCACAAGGTATGCCACAAGTTGCTCCGCAAATGCCTCCAACAGCGGGAATGCCCTCGCCTGGATTACCGCAGCAAGGTCGTGCATCATTGGGTCAGCCTTCATTGCCTTCT